ATTAAATTTGCTCCCCGTATCATTTGCCCCATACAGTGGTCTAAATTAGTCTTCATTAATTCTTCGTGAATATCTCCACTAATCATGTCACCAAGCATGGGTACTACTAATTCATCTATATCTGTCCATGTTCGCCTAAAGTCTACCAAGTCAAGTACTTGATTTGTCCATCCATATAATCGTTTGTTAAAGATATCAATACTATAACTATTTAATCCCGCCATCTGTTCATAGTCAACATAATCCCCAATGTGTGTATCTGATAAAGGAGCTATTACTACTTGAGCCGTATCTCCTCTTTTTGAGGTCTGCTCTTTCTGAGCAGCTAAACGGTCTTTTGCAGAAACAACTAACTTAACTTCCTCAAAGGCAGGAGTTAAGTTAGCAATGGTATCTAGTAATAGTTCTTCCTTTGCAGTGTCTGATATACTTTGTTCATATAATTTTTTGTAGAAAGCTATTTCACTTTTATATGTATTGACTAACTTATCTAATCTTACTTTTTCATTGTCCTCTGTGTTGGTTCCTAAATAACCTTCCTTGTCGTACCATCTTTGAATTGTACTTCGATGAACTTTGAGTCCGTGTGTTTCCTCTAACCAATCTCCTAGACTCGTCCAAGATTCCCCCGCTTCCCTTTTTTGAATTAACTCCTGCTTTGCCTTTTCTGGTATCATATTCTCTCCTTATAGTCAAGACTATAACTCGTCCACACATAAAGCAGCTTAAATCATTGTCTGCATTAACAAACATTGTTCCAGCGCATTTAGGGCAAGCTTTATTAAGTTCCATCTTGACACTTTTCAATATCTAAGTCTATACCATCCAATAGATATTTCATAAATGGATGCATTTCTTTTTCTTCATCAAGGTCAATCGCCTCAGTATCAGCATTTTTATCCTTCTTAGCCCCTCTTTTTAATTCATCATCTTGGGGATTTCCAAAAGCCTTTTGAAAATTGGGGATAGATGCAGAGGCAGCTTCAGCTGGAGGTTCTTGATAATCTCCATCTCGTTTCTTTCGGTCTTCATTTTTATATTGTTTCATTCGACCTTCCATATCTTTTTGTGCAGTAACTGTACGACTATCTATATGAGACTTTCCCCCAGCTTTATCAACTGGTTTTTGTACATCGTCTTCCGGTTTCTTTGTCCAATCAATTCTAACTATATTATTATCACTTTGTTTATGGCCTTTTACTCCACCAACTGGTGAGTATCCCTGTTTTTCTAAGAAGGTACTTAATTTTTGTACAGGAGAATTATCTGTAATAAAAGCTACTCCGTCTTTTTTACGGCGAACCTTTCCTCCCCCATGAGTTGGATTAAAAATCCCCGCATTAGTCGAAGTGAATACAGTTCCAGCCCCATCTCCAAAGCCCCCATCTCCTTCTTTAAGTAATTTATGGGGATGTGGGTGTGGGGGTTGTATTACTGAAGTTGCTCCTTTTGGGTCATCTTGAACATAAGGAGCCTCTCCTCGTTTCTTTTCCTCAGGAGCCTTTGCCCATTTCTTTCGTTCAGGATACTGAGTCTTCTTCATAGTCCCACTAGTTAATAATTCTGTAGCTGTTTGTTTTCGTTTAGCCCCTTCCATAGAAGACCCAACTTCTATTTTTTCCACATCAGTTAATTCTGTAGCTGTTTGTTTTCGTTTATCTCCTCCCATAAAAGACCCAAACACTACTTTCTTCACATCAATATTTTTGGGCATTATATATCTCCTTCATCAATTGTGATAACATCAGGGATGGGAGGGGTATCCCTATTTGATTTCTCATATCCATTAATATGAGATTTAAAAGTAGCCTTTTGAACATCTAATACTCCCTGTGGGCCTAATGTAGCTACGTAATCAACCCCGCTTTGCAAGAACCACATTTGAGAACCATCATTAGTTACTTCTTTTATAAGAGGAGATGTGAATCCCCTATCCATTAAGGAATCCATCCAAGTTTTTGAGAGGGTTAAAACATTCTTTTTAGCTCTAGCGTCTGCATATTCATCTATATCTCTTTCTTCCTCAGGGGTTTTATCATGCCAATCTGGAGTTTTCCAGCCTGTCCTTCCCCCAAATTTACCTTCACCACCCTTTCCTCCAAATTTAGCTTCACCCGCAGTCTTAGGTCTCTCTTCTTTCCCGCCCGTCCATTCAGAAATATCCTTAGACATCATCGCTTGAACAGGAGTAGCACCTTGTTCCTCCCCACCACCTTGTTCCTCCCCACCACCTTGTTCCTCCCCACCACCTTGTTGCTCACCACCTTGTTGCTCACCACCACCTTGTTGCATAGCTTGTTGTTGTTGCTGCATTTGTTGAGCCATCATCTCTTGTTGTTGCTGGGCTTGTTCTAAGGCCATGGCTTGTTGTTCCCCAGCCATCTTAGCAGTAGGTATCATCTGTCCAGATATTTCAAATTCTACCTCCCCCAAAGATACTTTTTGGTCTTTCAAAGCCACATCAAATCCTAGTTGTGCTAATTGATTTGCAATCTGAACACGCTGTTGAGCAAAAGAAATTCTAGTTGCTTCAGCTTTTTCTTCAGGTTGTGGTAATTCTAATGTCCAATCAGTTATACCAAAGGCATCTAATAATTGTGGGATTACCTTAGAATGGAATAATCTTTGGTCACCCTCAACCACCCTACTCATAACTACTAATTGTTGAGTCTGGGTACTGAGGCCACCAAAAGCTTCAGGTGCCCCTTGCCATGCAGGAGTTACACCCCACATAGCTGCAATCCTTTCCCTAACATCATTTCTCACCGGGAGGTAATCCATTTCTTGAAGAGTATGGAACAGCCGTACCATATCAACTCGGCCCCTATTATTTTTAGCAGACACGGCTACCATTGGTACATAGTTAGGGTCTATACGAGTTTGAGCCGCTATATGAGAACGTTCTCGCCTTAAAGATTCTGGGTCATCTGTGAATACCATCATCATAGATGCTGGCATTTTTCGCTCAAAGAAGTATCTATATATGTTTTTATCCATTCCAATTAAGGATAATGCCTTTTCAAAGACAGTTAATATAGGACTCCATCCATATGTTTCTGAAGGAGAAAACTTAGATAGGTGAATTACTTCACTATCAAATAGGTATAAGTGCTGGTTTCTATGATAATACTTATACATACAAGGCTGTTTTTGCCTATCACAATCCTCCGCTGTACAAGGCCCAGGAATTTCATCCACCTTTTCTCTATGTATGGGACAGATGAAGTGAGCATTTTTCGGGAGTCCTGCTACATCTAAATCAAATTCCACCAGGGCTGGATTAAGCCTACGTATTTCTTTAACCTGTGACCTAAGAGTACCGTCTTCCATAGACCTATATTCTTTAGCTAGATACAAAAACCCATCATCAACACAATTAACATCAAAATGGAATTGTCGTAAAACTTCTTCTAAAGATTGGTCAAATACATTACAATCTCGGAGGAAAGGCTCAAAGAGTTCTCGTTGTTCTTGATTGGGATTTGCTTTTAGTGGTACCCAAACTAAGCCTCTCCGAAAGACCTCCCCAGTTATGTGGCCTAACGGAGACCTAATCTCTTCTACCGACATTGCTATGGTCTGTAAGTCCATGACAAGCTGTTGTCGATAGGCCATTTGGTGTCTAACCCATGTATTAACTATATGGTCTAGACCTATTGTAGGGGCTTCTCCTGTTTCCCCAGCCCCTTTCATCAATTGGAGCATATTAATCTGACTGTTTAAATCAGTCATTTGTTGAGCTATGGCTGGAACTTCAGGTAAATATTCTGCAAGTTTCATTTAATTGTCCTTTATCAAAGTCTCTATTTCAGCTATAGAGTTAAGCCTCAGAATAGCTTCCATTGCTTTTTCTTTTAACGCAAAGCCTTCAGAACGAACAGGATGATGTTTGAGATTAGATATCTCCTGTTCATATTTTACTACTTTTTCTTCCATTTCCGAAATTTCCATATTAAGTTCCCCTGCCTCTACGTCTGAATTAAAGGATGAATTTTGTAAGACTCCTAGTCTAGATGCTTCTTTAACTAAGGCTATAAAAGCCCCTTCTGTCAATAAAGTAACTGCGGGGTTATCGTCTGGAATATCATCATCAGGTGCTAAGGTTCCTAACTCAGTATGCCACGTATCTAATATCCTCCATGTTCCTGCATTATCTTTACTTGCGACATATTGATTATCCCTTTCTCGCAACATATTTCCTATCATAATCTCCTCCTATCTGTCTATACTTCACATGCACTCCATCCACAACTTAGGCACTTTCTACACCCTTCTTGATTGACTATCCAAGGATTACTACATTCACACTCAGTAGGTTTAGCCAAGGGAGTATGTCCATTAGTTAGAACTTCTTTTGTCCTACTCCCATTTCTATATACAGTTATACCTTTACAATTTAACTCCCAGGCCAGCATATAGGCATCCTTCACATCTTTTTTAGTGGCTGTCTTAGGAAAATTAATGGTTTTAGAGATACCAGCATCTACAAATTCTTGGAATATAGCTTGCATCTCTACGTGGTCTTTAGGTGAAATATCATTAGCCGTTATATAAACATCTTTAATCCACTGGGGAACCTCTTCCCTTACTAAAAGAGACCCACCTGTATCTAGAAAAGACATCAGTTCCTCT